TAAATGCTGATGCTCGTGCTGGTAGATTTACAGTTATGATGGAATATACATTATATTAATTCTAAAATACTATAAAAGTAAAAATAATATAAAAAATAAAAAATAATAATAATTAATATAAAAACATAACAATATATAATAATAATTAATACTCTACACAAAAAATGTCTTCTCAACAAACTAATATTACAATTACAATAAATCATTTAAATTCTCTTTTAAATGGTGTTATTTTAGCACAAAAAAGAGGTGTTTATTCTTTTGAAGAATCTGGTATTTTAGCCGAACCAGTAAAAGTTGTTTCACAATTTATTAAAGTTCATAATGAAAATGAAGAACGAAAGAAACAAGAACAGGTAAAACTAGAACAAGACAAAATAGAACAAAAAAAACAAACAAAATACTAATGTTCAAATACCTTCTACTATTCAAGAAGAAGATTTAACATTAAAAAATTTAATTTAATTTAATATTATATAATAAAATATAATATAAAAAAAATATTTAAAACTATATTTTATTTAGTATTATTACTTTTCTATAAATTTTCTATAATTTTTCCTTTACATTATTATCATTACCATCAACTAATATATTATTAACATAAAATGGAGTAGCCATTTTTAATTCACTATCATTATAATTAAATGTAATTTCATCATTAACTTTAATATCACGTAGAGCAACAACATTATGTCCATCAATACGTGTTGAAGGTGTAAATGAATGGTTCATAAATATACCAAATTCATCATAGATATGTTTATTATCTCCTATATAGATAGTTTCTCTTGTAGGATAATCATATAGTTTTCCTGCTAATGTAAATACAATTTCATCTTTTAAATATGATTTTGTAGAGTATAAACCTTTTGCATTTAATTCGGGATTAATTTTAATCTCCATAATGATAATAAATAATTTAAAATTATATTTATTATAAATTATGTTTTTATATTAATAATTTCATAAAGTTTATAATTTTATATAATTATATTTTTCATTATTTTTTCATTATTTTTTCATTAATTTTTCATTATTTTTCAATAATTTTAATTTTAAAAAATTGAAAAAAATAATATTATAATACCATTCTATATAATTATGATAGTATTTAACTTTTTATTATGGAAGAAAATGATTTTGAAAGAGCACTCACAGAATCATTTAATAACGCATATAATAATAATGTGCCTATAAGCACATCTGAGGCTAATAATGTAAATGATATTTTTGTAGGTAATGAAGTAAAAACTGAATGTATTATTTGTTATGAAGAAGATAGTCCTTGTATTAAATGTTTTCAATGCACTGCTGTTTATTGTAAAACGTGCTTAACTAAAATTGCTTCTGAAAGTAATAAATGTATTTGTTCAATTGATATTAGAAACAATTATTCTAAACTTAAAAAATACAATCAAAATTTAATCAAAAAGGCAAAAGAAGATAAAGAAAAAGCAGATAAGGCTAAACGAGATAAGGCTAAACGAGATAAAGCAATAAAAGAAAAAGAAGAACGACAAAGACTAGAACGTCAAAATAGTTTAAATAATAATCATAATTCTAATACTCAAACTTCATTAAACTATGATTATATTAATAATCATATTATTAATAATTCTAGTAATAGTAATTTAAATAGTAATAGTAATTTAAATCGTAATACAAATTTAAACAAATATAATAGTAATTCAAATAATACAAATTTAAATGATATAAATTTAAATGATAAATTAAATTTTATAAAAGATTTAACCGATAATAAAATTTATAATATTGATTTTAAATCATTTTGTAATGAATTAAATAATACAACACCAAATTTTGATTACTTATGGGATTATCAACATAAAACATTAACATTTTATACAGTTCCTAATACAAATCAAGAACTTAAAAACATAGTTATAAATTATAATATTTTAAATGCTGAATATCAAGCCGAAATCTATGTTTATATTTTAGAATTATTAAAATTACCTTTTTCCCAATTTAAAAAAAATTGGAATAAAATTGCTGATATATTTCCAAAAATTACTGAAAACAATAAAACTTTATTGGTTAGTAATATTGTAGAAATATGTCGTGGCTAATCATATTATAAAAAATATAATATAAATACATATATATTATAAAAAATATTAATTAAATGAAAAATATTAATTAAATGAAAATTATTAATTAACTGAAAATTATTTAAATTTTTTTTTTGTTATTTTTTAATTTTTAAAATATCCCATTTTTATTAAAGCAATTTTACTAGCATCTTGTTCTGCTTTTTTATTATTTTGTCCTTTACCTTCACTAATCACTTCTTTAGTATTTGGATTAATAAGTTGAACTGTAATAATTTGTTCTCCTGTTCTAGAGACATCACTTTTAGAAACTTTAAATGTAGGATTATATTTATGTATTCTTTTAATTAATTTTACAATTTTATTTTTATAATTTCTATCATCTAGAATAAATGTTGTAATATCTAATTGACTTGCTTCATCTTCTATTAAATTAATTAGAAATAATTCGGCTACTTGATAACCTGCTCCAGACATAAAAGAACTTAAAAATCCGTGTTTATCATTGTTAAAATCAAGATAAATAGCAGCAATAAAAGCCTCAAAAACATCACAAAGAATTTTGTCTTCTTCTCTAGCATTTTGTAAATCATCTAATGTTCTTCCAATAATTAAATAATCATTAAGTCCAATTACTTTTGCTAGATGACCTAATGTAATGCGATTAACTAAATTCATTTTCATAGAGGATAAAAACCCTTCGCGTTGGTCAGGATATCGTCTATATAAATAACTTACAATAATATTTTCAATAACAGCATCTCCTAAAAATTCTAATCTTTCGTATGAATTATCACGTAAGAGAACACAACCATCAGGATTTTTAACAATTTTTACATTGTCTCTAGAACAAATCGTTTTAATTTTACCAACAGTATAGCTTTCATGAACCATAGCATCTTGATAAAAATCTAAATTATTAATATTTTGAAATACACCATATTTTTTTAATATATTTTGAACTGTATTTTTAGTAATTAATTTATTTACTTTATTAAAAGGATTAATAAAGCCAGATACAATTTCATCAGGAGTTGCTACTAATTCATAAGAGACTTTATTATAATTTTGTTGGGACGTCATTTAAACTGTTATAATGTATTAATATTTATTATAGTATAGTATATTATAAATATAAGTATAGTATATTATAGTGTATTATAGTATAGTATAAATGAATAAAATATATAAAAATGTAAAATATAACAAAATTCTTATTTATAATTTAAATTATAATTATATCTTTAAATCAATTTTTAAATGTATTAAAATTTGTTATGTATATTTATTAAAATGTGTTAGTAAAATAAAAAATAAAAAAATGGAAAAAAATCGGACAATTAATTAAAATTGAATTTTTTATTTATATTAATATAAAACATATACTTTACAAAATGACACACCAATGCCCTCACTGTTTATCAAAATTTGAAAGACTACGTTGTTTAACCAGACATATAGGTGCTAAACATGTGATTAATGAGAATACAACATGTCCTAAGTGTAGCCGGAGATTTCATACTAGTTTTCAAAAGGATTCACATGTGGGTTCATTAAAAGGATGCAAGGCTCGCAACACACAACTACCCTCACAGCCACCACCATTATTACTACTTTCACAAACGGATAGGGTTCTGGAATCTCAAATTGAGCATGAATCTCAAATTGAGCATGAATCTCAAATTGAGCATGAAATAATCTTAGGGGAACCTGTTCATGAACCTACACATACTGCTCCTCCTCCTGTGTATGAGCCTCCTGCTTCAGAAGAAGAATTCGTTAGTGAGCATAAAGCATTATTTCTTAACCGCAATACATCATAATAGATAGTAATGATGTAATTCTTTTTTAGATATTATTTTTTTCTATTTTTATAATTATATCTAAAATTAGTTAATGAAATTAATATTTATTTTTTATAAAATAATTCTTTTGTTTCTTCTTTCATATTTTTAATAATAGTATTAAAATTCATTTTCATTTCATTTTTCTTTTTTTCATCCCATTTATTTTTATTACTATTTAAAACAATCACTAATAAATCAAATGTTCCATTGATAAGTTTTCCTTTATCTTTTTCTTGTAAAATATAATTACCTCTATTAACTATTTTATACTCAACCATATATTTAGATTTTATTAAAGATTGTAAATAATCAGCATCATCCCAATTTGGTAAAAAAGAGAATATGGTAAAATCAAATTTATGTTTATTCATTTTATCCAAAAGTGTTAAACATTGTGAAGAACATTTTTTCATAAGAATAGGTAAATAAGGTGGATTAAAAAAAACACCTTTAATATTTTGTAATATTAAATTTTGATATTTTAAATTATAAAAACTTCCTACACTTCCAAAAATACTATCTGTATCTTTAAAAATAGAACAAAAACGATACATATTAAAATTTAAAGGACTAGCAAATGTTTCAAAACTAATATCAAATAATTCACTGATTGTTTCATATAAATCTATACCAATACTCCATTGTTGGCTTGATGTATCAAAAATACCATATCTTAATATCATACGTATAATATCATAAGGAAATGGTTTATCATAATTTTTCATTAATTTATAATAACGATTAGAATTTATAATTTTAGTATAATCTCTATATTTTATAATAAAATGAGTATCATTCTCTAATTTTATAGAACATTCAATTTTTTTTCCTAGATTAATAATCTGTGTTTCTATAATATGTTTAAATTCAGTATTACATTTTATAAATTCATTATTGGCTTTTATAAATTCTTTTAGTATTTTTGATATTATTTCTGTTGATACTTTTATTTTTTTTTCATTATATTCATTAATCATTTTATTAAAATAAAATATAGAATATAGTTTTGTTTCATCATTTAATATAGGATTAAATAAGAAATAATGTGATAATGTTTCATAATTTGTTTCTGTTTCATTATTTGTTTCATTTAATAATATATCATCATAATCATTATTATTAAAATTATTATTATTAAAATTATTATTATTAAAATTATTATTATTAAAATTATTATTATTATGTTTTATTAATGGTGTTATACCATGATTTATACATTCTAAAACAAATCGTTCTATTATATTTTTATTTTCATATTTTTTTCTTTTATTTTGTTCATTATTTTCATTTATATTTAAAATTTTTTCAATATTATTTAAAAGTGTATTATATAGTATTGTTCTATTATATTCTAATTCTAATTTACTATATTGTTCTTGTGTAAATGTAAATTTTTTTACTTCATTTATATTAAAATATGATTTTTTTTGTTTTTTTTCAGTCATATTTTAATTATGTTTATGTATTTTATATAATTTTATATAATTTTATATAATTTTATATAATTTTATATAATTTTATATGTAATTTTTATTTTTATGTCTAAATAATAGTAGTTAGTTTTTATTTATATTCTTTTTTTACAATAATAAATTTAAAATTATAAAAATAATAATAAAAATAATAAAAAATAGGTAAATCATTAAATTATATATCAAATAATTTATAGTTTAAGTTCTTTAAAGAATTTATATAATTATTGTTAAATATTAATGGTAAAGGTTCTTTTATTTTATTTAATAATTCAACAACAATATAAGCACTTTCGTTAAATGAAATATTTTTTACTGGCATATTAAATAATTCTTTTCTAAAATTAGAACTCATAAAATTCATTAATGTATCATTTATTTTATATTTAACTATATAATTTCTCATATCTTTATTTTCAATTAATCTTATAAAAAATGTATATAAATCAAAATCTCTATATAATTTCACACCTGCTGAGCGTAATACAGTTATTGTTGGATCTTTTTTTATAGGAATTAAATAACTAATAAATAATTTTTTAATTTTAATATCTTCTTTATAATTATGAGGGTCTATATCACCATAGTCTTTAATAATATTATTTACATAATTTTTTAATAAAGGTTTAAATAAAATAGGTGATATTAAACGATATTTTTTATCTGTATTTTTATAATAACTATTTAATGTCATTGATGATTTATCAAAATCAGCAATTAATACTGCAAATCCTAAATTTTTTACTTTTATAGATTTACCAAAAACATTGTATTTAAAGTATTTAGTTTTAGTTAAAGGACATTTTGATACAAATACATTTTCTGGTTTATAATCTCCGTGAAAAAATTCAAGAGATGAAGATTGTAAATGACCGATTATTAATATTATTTGTAATAAACCATTTATAAAAGTAATATATCTTTTTTTTTCACTCGTTATATTAAAATCACTATCAAATTTACCATTAATTATATTTGTTAAAAAATCTCTTCCTGAACCTAAATTTGCTTCTGCCATTAAATTATAACCTTGATATTTACCTTTTGTTGTTTTATGTTTATTACATACACCAGAATTTAAAATTTTAACTGTGTTTAAAGGTAATTCATTATACACATATGTATTAATTAATGTTTGTATTGTAAACCCATCTAATTCTACAAACATATATTTTTTTGTTTCTGTTCTTAATTTTATATAATAATTATTTAAGGGAACAACTTTTAAGATTTGTTTTTCATAGTTATGTTCATTGTTAATTTGTTTTTTTTTACTTTCTATTTTACACATAATCGAATGAATAGATGCTCCGCTTTTGCCTTGAGAACTATAGGTTTTCATTGTATTACATTTACATTCTTCTTCTAAATGTAATTTATGTAAATTACTACAAATACAATTTAATTTATCATCATTAAATAATTTACTATCTAAGTTTTTACCTTGAATTATTTTTTTATTTCTTAAATTATATAAATTATCATCTAAAAATTCAATCACTTTATCTGTTTTATTTTGAGATACTTTATTTTGTTTTATTGTTTTTACTTTTGTTAAAAATGTTTTATTACTTTTTTTATTTTTTTTACTTGTTTTACTTTTTTTATTTTTACTAAAATTACTATTGATTATTGAAAATGTAATTGTGCTTTCAGTATCATTTAAATTATTATTAAAATTATTATTAAATAATGATTTTGATTTAGTTTTTAGTAATGATGATTTTTTACTTTTTAATAGTGATGATTTCTTACTTTTTAATAGTGATGATTTTTTACTTTTTAATAGTGATGATTTCTTACTTTTTAATAGTGAAGATTTTTTACTTTTTAATAGTGAAGAATTACTATTAGAATTATTATATTTTGTCATATATACTGTTACGATATTACTATTATATTACTATATAATTATATTTTTTTTATTATTTATAAATTAAATATAATATAATTTATTATATTAGTTGTAAGTATATTTATGCAACTATTTATAATTAAAAAAAACATATACTATTATATTTATATAATTAAAATATAAAATATAAAATATAATATTATATTAGATAAACTAATATTAGTAATTTATAACTAATTTATAGTATCATAATTAAACTTATATTATGCCTAAATTAACATTAAAAAAACCCAAAGGTAAAAGTAATTCTAAAAGTATTCCTAAAAAAACTATTAAAGTATCAAAGAAAAAACAATTTATTACAGTTAAAATAAATGATGATGACAATAAAACAGGACAAACTAAAAAAGAAATAATGGTAAAAGAAGATAAAAAAGAAGCAACAAAAGAAGATAAAATAAATAAGTCTCTAGAGAAATATATTCCATTAGAAATTAAAAATAAAGTTTATCCTAAAAATAGTATGTGGGAATTACCTAATCGTAAGCATTTTTATAATTGGGTAAATACTACTTTTGCTCAATATGATGAAACCAATAAATCTTATACTACTAAGCAAGAAATACCACGTATTAAAGAACAAAATACAATGCAATTAAACACTATTCAACGTTTAACCCGTGATTATTTACAAGATGGAAGTCCTATGAGAGGTCTATTATTATATGTTGGTTTAGGACACGGTAAAACGTGTGCTTCTATTGCTATTGCTGAAGCAATATATACTAAAAAAGAAGTTCTTTTTGTTAGTAAAGCAAATTTAGAAGAGAATTTTAGAAAAGAAATAAAACAATGTGGAACAGATTATTTCAAAAAATTAAATCATTGGGTGTTTAATAAATGTGAAAAAGAAAGTGAAAAACAATTGGCAAAAGAGTTAGGTATTACAGAAAAATCTATGAATGATAATAAAGGGGTGTTTTTTATAGATTTTACAATTAATAATTCTAATTACAATGATTTAACCCCAACACAAAAAGAAAAATTAGATAAACAAATTAATGATATGATAAATAATAGATTTAAATTTTTACATTATGATGCTCCTAATAAATCAACTTTACTCAAAGAAGGTATTTTTGATAATAAAATTGTTATTGTAGATGAAGTTCATAATTTAGGTAATACAATGAATTCAAAAAGTATTAGTGGTAAATTGTTTTATAAATTATTTATGGATGCCAAAAATCCAAAATATGTATTTTTAAGTGGGACACCAATTATTAATCAAGTTATTGAAATTAGTAAAATTTATAATATTTTACGAGGATATATGAATGTTCTAGAGATTAAATTTAAAACTTTGTATGATGGTGGATTAAATATAAATTATGAAAATATTAGATATAAATTAAAACAAAACGAATATGTCGACCAAATTATTATTGATAAAACACGCAAAATTATTAAAGTCACTAAAAATCCCGATGATTTTATAACTGAACCAAAAGGTAAAGGAATTATTTATAAACCAGAAAGTAATATTGATAATACTACATTTTATCAACAAATTGAAAAATTAATACAACAAATGGGTTATAAAATACTTATTGTTGAGAAAAAAGAAACGTGTTTTCCTGAAGATAAAGATGAATTTGAAAGACAATTTTATAATCCTGAAATTAATAAATTAAAAAATGTAGAATTAATTAAACGCCGTATTGTAGGTTTAACCTCTTATTATGGTTATCAAGATAAAACACGTTATCCTAAACTTGTATCTACTAATATAGACCCAATACCAATGAGTTCATATCAATTATCTAAATATGAAAAATATAGACATGAAGAAATAGAAGATGATAGAAAGAAAAAACGCCACGGTGATAAAGAAGATAATGTATCATCAACTTATCGTTTATATAGTAGATTAGCCTGTTCTTTTGTATTTCCAGAAGAAATTGGTAGTCCTTATGATAATAAAGAAGTCAAAGATAAACTTTTACAAGTTGAAACTTTATCCGAATATTTAGATAATGATTTAATAATTGCTGATGATGAAATAGATACAATGTCAAAGTCAGCCTATGAAAAAACGATTAAAGATACTTACTTAAAAATATTAGCAAAAGATAAACATAAATATTTAGATATAAAAAATGGTAGTCTTGCTAAATATTCACCAAAATATTTAAAAATGATTTCTAATATTTTAAAAGAAGAAGGCAAACTATTTGTCTATAGTAATTTTTTAACATTAACTGGATTAAATACATTTGCTCTTGCTCTAGAACAAACTGGTAAATGGTCGCAATTTGATATTAAAAAAACAAAAGTAAATAATGAATGGAAATGGGAATTAGATATGGATGAAAAAGATAAAGATAAACATAAATATATGTTTTATACTGGTGCTATAGATAAAACAAAACGTGAAATTTTACGCAATATCTATAATTCTGAATTTGATAAATTAGACAGTAGTTGCTCTTTATTAGTTGATGAATTAAAGAAAAATTATAAAAATAATTACAATGGTGAAGTTATTAAAATGCTTATGACTACAAAAACTGGGGCTGAAGGATTAGATTTAAAAGAAGTAAGATATATTCATATCATGGAACCTTACTGGCAACCGGTCTTAATAACACAGATTATTGGGCGTGGTGTGCGTAATGGGTCTCATTTAAATTTACCAAAACAAGACCGCACAGTAGAAGTATTTTTATATATGTCTACAATTACTCCTGAATTAGTGAAGACAATTACAAAACAAGATGTACGTTCTGATATTTATACTTACACCAACCCTGCTTTAAGTAATAAAGCATTTAAAGTCGTAACAAGCGATGAACATTTATATATGGTTGCTGAAAGAAAGAAAAAAATTGTAAATGAATTTCAAAATTTAATGAAAATGTCTGCTTTTGATTGTAGTATAAATTATAGTAAAAATAAATTATCTCCTGAAAATGAAAATCTTATATGTATGGATTATAATACTGAAAATAGAGATAATTATATTTATACACCATCTATTCAAGATACGATTGATACAATTGATATTACACCTGAAAAACTTGTTTTTGATTTATATGATAAAATGAATATAAAAGATAAATTATATTATGCTGATAAAAAACCTAACGCAATGGGTAAAATGTATATTTATAATGAAAATTTAGTATATAAAAATAGATTACCTAAACCTGTAGGAGAAATTAAAATTAAAAATAGTAAAAAACAAATTATGTTTTATAAAAAGAAGAAGTAGAAAACTTATATAAATCCAAGCGTAAGTATGGATGCTCCTTGAACTAAAATCATATAGTTTTCAAATGAAGGAAATAATTGTACTACTTTTTCTTCAACAATTTTATATTTACCAATCATTAACCCCATACCACCCAATATTGCTAATATTGGTAGTATTTGTAATATTATTATTTTATTTTTTGTCTTCATTTTTAATTCACTATAAATTGTATTACTTGTTAATATAATATTTATTAATGCTGATACAAATATAATACCCGCTAAAATATAATGATCCATTTTACTATAAAATGTTGTTACCCATATAATTGTAATTATTAATGAAGATATGACTAAAATTAAAAATAGTCTAAGTATAAGGTATGCACCTCCTCTATAATAAGTTAAATAACCTAATATACCAAATGATAATACTAATAGTATAACCATCGCATATTTATTACCAAATGCTAAAGATTGTGATATTGTAAAATTTTTATCGTCAATTTCACCTTTAAGGGCACTTACTAAATAGGCACTTAATCCTATACATAAAGCAAATATTAATAAGCATAAAGATGCTAAAACTTTAGAAACTGTATCTGGTGCTCTCATTTTATTATTTTTAGTTTTATTTTATATAAAATTATGTATTAATTAATATATATATATATAAATTTTTTAGAAATTATTAAAAAATAAGAATAATAAATTTTTATAAAAAGAGAAATAAATTAAAATAAAAAATATAAATAATTTAATACTATTTATTACGAAGAACACATTAAACATTCAGGTTCTTCTTTAATTTCGATATGAATTTTAGTTTCATTTGTATTAGGTTGTGTTATATTATTATCTTTATTATTAGTGTCTTGTTTTGTAGTATTCGCTTTTAAATCAACACTAAATTTTTGTGCTGATGTTTTACGTATATACATTATTATTAATTAATTATTATATTCCCATAAAAATCCTCCATGAATTGTTTTATTTTTAATTGCATATATTAATGTTGAACTACAAAAACTATATTTTATATATATTTCATTAAAAGTATTAAATATTACGACTTCATTATTTAATGGATTTATTTGTTTAATTGATTTTGAATTAGTTGGTATTATTCTATTTATTGGTTTATTGTATTTAATTAATAAATCGTCAGGACATTTTAAATATTCTATATAATAATTATTATTATATAATTCATTATTTGTAATAATATTTTTAACTTTTATTTTACTTATTTTTAATTCTTTTCCTAGAAATTCTTTTGTATAAAAAGAATCTAAAATTTTTGTTTTAGTTGAATTTAATTTAAGTATTGTTGAACGTATTGGAGGTTTTGCTTTAAAATTTACTGTTGGTAAAATATTAGCAATTGTAGGGTCTTCACCTTTTTTTACAAAATTCCATCTAAAATTTTTA